TTGGTGTTGATTAAACTCACATGAGTTTACCTGCGGAGCTTTGAAGCGATAGCTTCAACATACTATGGATATCTTTAAGTACTATTAGTATCTATAGATACTTATATGTATATAGAGTTACTTTCTAAGGTCTTTTCTATAAGGGGTATATACATTGAAGCATTGTCCCAGAGGTTACTCATAGTACTCTCCCAGTACACTCGATCTGGTAATGATCTAAGTAAAGTACTCCATATACCCCTTATAGATACCATTAGTAGCTCTATAAGGCTCACTGACAGCCCTTAAGGGTACTTAGAGTAGGGATAGTACTGCAAGAGCCTTAGCGGCGACTGAGCGAAGAGAGAAAGACACTATAAGTATCCCGAAGGGATTCGATTATGATTGAATGATGACAAGGGGGGTATGAAAGTGATAAGGGTACTCATATATATTGGTACTTTAATCAGGCTTACTCAGGGACAACTAAGAGGACACAAGACACATGAACAAGAAAGAGCTAGGTAAACTGCTCAAGGAAAAGCAGAGAAGGTCTAGAATCAAGGATTATGAACACGACTTCACTAGGTTTGCAGAGGAGCAAATACAAATCGTTACTAAGGACGTAGCTAGGGGGTTTGTTCCATTTAAATTCAATGAAGCTCAACAGATAATTACAGATAAACTGGAGGAACAGAAGAATGCTACTGGCAAAGTTAGGGCAATTATACTCAAAGCTAGGCAACAAGGGATATCTACATATTGCGCTGGACGAGTCTTCTGGAAAAGTTACTACACTCCCTATGCAAGATCAGTTGTCATGGCTCACGATTCGGCTACGTCTGATGCTTTGTTTGCTATGTCAAAGAACCTTATCCGTAATATGGAAGGTGATCTATCTCCCAAAGAAATCCGTAGTAATGCTAAAGAGATTATTATTAACAGTCCTGCTATGGTTGATAAGGATGCTACAGCGTCTTATAGGTTATATACTGCAGGGTCTCCAGAAGCTGGAAGAGGCACTACTCCGACTATAGCACACTGCTCTGAGGTTGCATTCTGGCAACATGATGAAAAGATCCTAGCAGGTCTCTTCCAGGGCATCTCACAGGCTGACGGTACTGAGGTTATCCTGGAGTCTACTGCTAATGGTGCTCAAGGGGAGTTCTACAGGCTCTGGAAGGGTGCTGAGATGGGGGAGAATGAATACCTACCTATCTTCCTACCGTGGTATATAACACCAGAGTACACTAGAGAACCCCCAGAGAACATGGAGTTAACAGTTGAAGAAGAAAAACTACGAGATAAACACGACCTCACAGAAGGACAACTCTACTGGCGAAGACTTAAGATTGCAGAAGGTGGAGAACTCAAGTTCAAACAAGAGTACCCCTCAACAGCTGACGAAGCGTTTATTATGTCAGGATCTAACGTCTTCAACGTGGAGCGTTTGGACTCACTAGTACCCCAGGCTTATGAAAGAAGGTCTGAATGGGACCCCTCATCTAAGATGTTTGATGAAAACAAAGAGGGTTCTTTGTACATATACCAGTTTCCTGACTGGAATGAACCATATGTTATTGCTGCTGATGTAGCTTTGGGTGTAGGACAGGACTATTCTGCTGCTGTTGTGTTAAACAAAAAGTATGAAGTAGTAGCACACTACAGGAATAACAAGATTGACCCTAGTATGTGGGGTGAACTTCTGTTTTATCTAGGTCGTTACTACAACAATGCCTTATTAGCAGTAGAATCTAACTCTATGGGTATAGCTACCCTACAGAAACTAGACAGTACAGGCTATGTAAACCTGTATAGGCAGACAAAGATAGCCAATGTGTCCTCAGAAGAAGGCATACGTCTAGGGTTTAGGACTACATCTGCTACAAAACCAGCTATTATAGCTAATCTTAAAAACCTGATAGAGAATGAAGAGATACTTATACCATCTGTGCAGATAATCAAGGAACTTAAGGACTATATCTCTACAGATACGGGTAAAACAGAGGCTGCACCTAACTGTTATGATGATTCAGTCATAGCATTAGCCATAGGTTGTGAAGTATTACGTACTCATTGGGACAGGTTAGGTACTTCAAATGTCTCATGGAAACAAAAGATGTCTGGTTTAGAACAACCTGAAGTCAATTGGTTATAACCCTATACCACTATATATACGGATAAATAGACCTCAAACCCTTAGTGGAAGCCAAACAGTAATTTAATCTACACACTGTTTTGTGTGTTAATCTATATACCCCTTATAGAACATAAAGACCCTTAGGGGTCTAGAGATCCGCGTTGTCCTCATGCGTCCGGTGGTACGCAGCGGTATACCACCACTTACCTTTAACAATAGTACAGGAGAAAGCTATGTTGATGTTTAAAAAAACTTGGGTTTTGGAAGATGATTATAAATCAGGTGATAAGATTGACATCTACCATGACGGACTTGGACGTATGCATGTTGAACGACATGTGTCTCCCGAAGAACGGGAACAGATTCAAAAGAAACGTAGACTTAAAGCATTACGTGAAGAAATGGAGATGCTTGAAAAAGAAGTCGCATAGGAGAAGCAGATGCCAATAACAGTAGAACAATTTCTTAAATGGAAAATACTTCCACGACTTATGATGCTGGTTTCTACTGCGATGAGTTGGCGGTGCGCTGAATGGTTCATGGCTTTAGAAGATCCAACAGGCGCACAATCTGCCTTTGTGTCTGTGGTCATGGGCGTGATGACTGGTGTGTTTGGAATATGGATGGGACACGAACATAAAGGGGACAAATGATGCCACCAAGAAATCACAAAAGTTGGAATAAAGAACCTAATATAGAATACATAAACTCTAAGATATATTCAGATTGGGATATATACAGCCAGGAGTTAGAATCTATCTTTTCTAAAGTATGGGTTCCTATGTGTCACATCTCAGAGATGTATAATAAAGATGATTATCGTACTACACAAATTGCAGGTCAGAATGTAATTGCATGGAATACTGGTGATGATATTAAAGCTGCATACAATTTACAGATACAATCACCTGCTGGTAATCTTAATTCTATTGATAAAGGTTGTGGTAAAAAACTACATTGTGAAGTAAAACATGGCGGCATGGTATGGGTTACCCTAGATCCTAATCCAACACAGAGTGTTGAAGAATGGACTTGTGGAGCGTTTGATTGCATTGCTGATGCCATTGATACAGAAGAGATGGAAGTGTTTCACTACCACAAGGCAGTGATAAACACTAACTATAAACTTTGGCATGACACAAACAGTGAGTTCTATCACGATTTTATGCATTACTTTAATCGTGTGTCGGGGTTTAATGATGAATACTTTGCTAGAAAAAATATTCCCTTTGATAACGGTCATGTTAACGTTAGCAGCTTTACTGTTAATTATGAAGAGTATGATGGATTTGAAGACAGGGGTGAACTTTCGTTCCCCAATCTACCACCGAACCAGTGGTACATGGTTGACCTCTTCCCAGGATTTAACTTTAACCTCCGTGGTAGCGCATATCGTAGTGACTCAGTAACCCCTCTTGGACCCGACAAAGTACTGATTGAGTTCCGTGGATACGGCTTGAAGAAAGATACACCAGAGGAAAGACAGACACGTATTAAACATCATAACTCTATATGGGGTCCATTCGGTAGAAACCTACATGAAGACTTAATTGGTGTGTCTGGTCAAGGTGTGACCATGCGTCCAGGAACAGAGTCCCGCAATATCTTGCATGGTAGACATGAAAATTCTACTATCCATGATGAAGTGGGAATGCGTCATTATTATGCAGAATGGTCTAAATGGATGGGTGTTGATACTCAAACAGGTAAGGCTGCATAATGAAAAGCTCATGTATTGGTGTATGTAGATTAGATGCTATGGGTAAATATTGTGTTGGCTGTGGTAGAACTATAGGACAGATAACTGCGGCAGGTATTGGTAAGTATAATGACACCCCCAAAGTGGAAAAGAAATAATTATAAAAGCCCTATTGTATATTTAGGAGGAGAAGAACCATGTCAAT